ACCCTTCATCATATAAATACTTCTTAACTATAGATGGCGAAGTAGAAAGAAGAAGTAATAGTTGGGAAACAATAGAAGAATTATATGTTAGTAAGTGTGAAGATAAACATACCACTAGTAATGGTAGAGTAATTATTGGTAAGCATAAACTAGTAAACCATGTAATAACAAAATTATGAATAATACAATAATAAAATTAAAAAATGGAGACTTTGAAGTTGTTAGCACGAGTTATAATATTAATGTTTACTACACTTATGTTAAGTAGTTGTTCTAATGGATGGTCAATTGGAAACTTTGAATTAAGTCCAGAAGACTCTATGTATACATTTGTTGAAGTAGTAGATCAAGATTCTACATCTCATTTTTTTTCAGATCATGTTAGATTTGATAAAGATATGTGGTGCTTTACTCATAATCAATGGGAAATAGTAAGGAAGAAATGAGTGAAGAAGTCAAAACTGCTAGAAGTTATAGAGGTGGTATTGTGGATGACAATGCTGTTGTCAGTATTAACCTTAAGTGGTTTGGACAAATTCTTATCCTTGTTGGTACTCTCGTCTATGGTTACTATAGGATTGAGACTAGACTGGGAACACTTGAAACTAATTTTGCTGATGCAGATAAACGCATTGGGAATTTACTTAGTAAACATATCTTGGAAGAAAGGATTGAGCGAGAAGAGTTGGCAGAAAAAGTAAAGTTTTATGAAAAAGAAATAAACCTCAATCCAATGAGTTGGGGTAAAAAAAAGCGGAGTAAATAATGGATTTTATGGCAGTGTATGGGGAAGCAGGAATGATAGGCGTAGTAGGTATTATGTTTATGTACCTTGTTATATCTTTGTCAAAACAATCAACAGCTCAGCAAGAATCATTAAAAAATTTAGAAATAGAAAATAAAGGTCAATCTGAAAGTATTAACAACATGGAAGGAATGATAATCAAATTAATTAGTAGGTGGAATGAATCAGACGCTGTTAGAGATAGAAGATATGAGCAGATGATGGAAGCTGTATCTGATTTAGAAAAACAACTCTCGAGGATGGATGGCATAATGTCAAGAATGAATGGGAATGGTGGTAGATAATGAAATTAGCAGACATATATAATCATCATCAAAGTAAACAGGAAGAGAAAAAAATTGTTGTAGAGATGCCTGTAGTAAACTCTTTAATTAAACATTTAGATTTGCTATATTCTATTGTTATTAATAATCAAATGAAACAACAATACAAAGATGAAAATAAAGAAATATCTTGGTTTAATAACGGCCAAGGTTCAAAAGATCAATCGGATAGTGTAAACTAATGGATAGTTTAAAAGTTTCTCTTGGAAGTGTTGGAAGTGGGGCAATGTTATTTATGGACTTACTTCCATATGTATTGGGTATTATAATTGGAATAATGAATATTATATATTTATATTATAAAATTAAAAAAACAAAGGAGTCGTAATGGACATTAAATCAATGTTAGTAAAATTAGCAGAAGAACAAGCTGATAAAATGCAAGACCAAGCAGTTGGGCATATTGCTTCAGATGATTTTTCAGATAAACTTGCAGAACTTTTAAATGATAAAATAAACATACCTTTTGTTAGTGAAGAAAAAGAAGGTAAGATGTTTAAGGAACTAGTAGAAGTAATTCAATCGTTAGTAGTTGGAATGATTAAAGGCAAATAAAATGGCTAATAAAAAAGAAATTAAAGTAGGCGATAAAAAAGTAGTTTTAAATTCTAAATCAAAAAGTTCTAATTCAGATAAACATATTAAATTTCTTTATTCAGAAATAACTGATTTAAGAAGTAAGTTGGAAAAAGTATTAGTAAGGATGGGATTGTAAAATGTCTAAAGGTAAAATGCCAGCAAAAAATAAAAAGAATTTTCGCTCTACTAAATCTGGAGCGGGAATGACATCCGCTGGTGTTAGTGCTTACAGAAGAATGAATCCGGGTTCTAAATTAAAAACAGCAGTAACTGGTAAGGTAAAACCGGGAAGTAAATCTGCTAAAAGAAGAAAATCCTATTGTAGTAGATCAGAGGGTCAAATGAGAATGCATGGAATAAGTTGCTCAAAGACACCTAAAAAAAGAATCTGCGCAGCTAGGAGAAGGTGGAAATGTTAAATGTCTAAAAAAGATGCTTGTTATCATAAAGTAAAAGCTAGATATAAAGTCTGGCCATCAGCATATGCTTCAGGGGCATTAGTTAAATGTCGTAAAGTTGGAGCTGCTAATTGGGGTAACTCAAAGAAAAAAGGAAAACAAAAATGAAAAACAGACCAAAAGGTCATAGAATGAAAAAATTTGATAAAGGGAAAAAAGCCATTCCAAGATCTATGAAACAAGGAGTTATGAAAAAAGTTGCAAAAAAAGCAGGTAAATCTCTTTTAAAAAAAGCTATACCTCCAATTGGAGCAGTTTTAACTGCAGCTGAAATTGCAAAGGGAGCTGTAAAAGTTGGTAAAACAATAAAAGCTAAATCTGCTTGTAATAAAAAAGGTGGAGTTTATAAAAAAGGATTTTGTATTACTGGTGTAAAAAAGAAATAATGGCAAAAGAAGGATTAAAAAAATGGTTTTCTCGCAATCAAGGTAAAGGTTGGGTAGATTGTAAAACAGGAAAACCTTGTGGTAGACGTAAAGGTGAAAAACGAAAAGGATACCCAGCTTGTAGACCTACAATGTCTCAATGTACTTCTGCAATGAAAAAGAAAACGAGCACTAAAAGAATTAGTTGGAAATAATGGCTGACGTATTTGGATTATCTGATGTATCATCTCCAGACACAGGTAGAGGAAAAGTTCTTAAAACTGGAGGAACAAGAAGGAAATATAATATGAAAAAATCAAAAGGTAGTGCATCAGAAAGATTAATAAAGTGCATGGAAAAAGCTAAAACAAATGGCGATAGAAAACAATGTAAGGTTATGCATTCTATTAGAAGTAAAACAACAAAACAACAAGGTTTAAAATCAAAAGATAGTATCTTAGACAGAACACAAAAAAGAAAAAAGGGGTAAATTATGCCGGGTAAAATAAAATGTAGTGTAGATTGGAAAAAGTTAGGATATAAGAGTATGCAAGATTGCATGAGTTATGGTTCTAAGAAAATGGGCAAGGAAATGAAGAAAGGTGGATCTATGCCATCTAGAATAAAGACTAGAAAGCAAAGAAGGATGAAATCTTCTTACTAATGTCTAAAAGAATTAAAGTAGATTTATTTGGTAACGATAAAGGATTAGGCGACACAGTTGGTAAAATTATACAAACTGTTAGTCGTGGTAAAATAAAGGAGTGTGGAGGATGCAAAAAAAGGAAAGGTATATTGAACAGGCTCGTCCCTTATCGGAACAATACCAAGAAGACCTACGAATAGACAATAACTTTGAAAGACTAGAAAGCAAAGAAGGTGGTTTAAGATTAGATGTCTTTGACCATGATTCTAATTCTGAAATAGATTTTTCTGAATCCGATTGCAGTTTATGTGAATTACCAGAAAATGCTCAACAATATATTATAGAAGATATAGAGTACGAAGAATCAAATGCCTAAACAAACCTTTAAGATAGAAGGGTTTCATGGTGGACTAAATACAAATGCAGACCCTAGAGACATTTCTGAAATTCAGTCCCCCGATATAAAAGATGTTAAAATAAAAAATATTGGGAAAATTGAACTTCTTGGTGGAGTATCAACTGCTTCAACGTCTAATACAATATCATTATTAAATAACAAAGGTTTATTTGTTATGGATTCTGATAATAAAATCAGCGATAATTCTTCATCTAACGAATCTTTAATTTTTGTTTATGATGATGGAGGAAATAGTTTTGATGTAAAAGATAGTGGGGCATGGAATACAGCAGAAATATCTTTAGACACAAGCAATCCTGTATTTTATTCTTCAGATGGAGTATTAAGAATTGGAGATGGAGATCTTATTGTTTCTGGGGCTTGGTATGGATATGTAAATAGAACTTTATTTAAAAGTTTAAATTCCTCTTCTGGGCTTATTAACAATTTTATTTCTGAAAATCAATCTATACAAAAACCTTCATCTGGAAAATGTTTAATATCTGATCCTGAAGTTGGATCTGATGGAGATACAATAAATTCGTCTAATTCTGAGTATGATGGGAATATAGCAGATGGAAGTGGGACAAGAGAACCTATTGTTCATTCGTCCGTTAATCTAAGAGTAGGGATTCAACATAATGAAGTATTTGAAAACGATGTAACTGCTTGGTCTAGAAACTCATCGTCTCCTTTCAATTGTTCATTGTCTGAACCTGCTGAATCAACTATATATCCAGTTTTAGGAAACAATGTTATTTTAGCAACTGGTGATTCTAATAAAACCCAACATATTATTACATTAAATCATAATGATAGTGGAACTGAATTAATAACAGAATTAGGAAATGATGAATCTTTTATTTTTTGCGTTTATATTTCTTCTTCAGAATTAGAAGAATTAGACTTTATTTCATTAAACGCTAGTGACAATTCTAGTAATAATGCTCTTTGGAAATTTTATTCTTCCGATTTAATAAGTAATTCTTGGAATATTCTTGTTGCAAATAGATCTAACTTCTCTACATCTGATCTTGATTTTGAAGAATCTATTAAAAATTTTTCTTTAACTGCGCAACAAAAATCGGGAGGTTCTTATGGAACGGGAAATTCTAGTACAGATGCTCCAGACGTTTATTGGTCAACTCCTATCAAAGCAAAAAATCCGGGATTAGAAGGTTTCCCTTCTGGGGAATATGAATTTCATTATACTTATTTATACGATGAAGAAAAACAAGAATCCTTACCTTTTAAATTTGATGATGTAGATAGTGGAGCATTTGAATTTAATAAAATTAATATAGTAGGTGGATCTGTTCTTTTTAATTTTGATATATATACACTTCCTTTCAATAATGATAATAGCACTTATTCACTTTCTAAAAGAATAATTGGGTCTAGAATATATTATACAACAAAAGAAAACGATAACTATTTTTTAATAGGAGAAATAGATTTTATAGATAAAGGATTTAAGTGGTTTCCTGAATCAGATACTATTGATTATGATATGATTAATAGTAATCATAGTTCAGGTATATTATCAAAAGCTAATTTAATAAAAAATATAACTCCTGATTCTGCTAACATAGTAGATACATTTAAAAATATAAATGGTTTTAATACTCAAGTAAAAAGTTTAGAATGTAAATATAAAACAGCTGTTGTTCATGGTAGAAGATGTTATGTAGGTAATATTAAAAAAGATTCAAAACTTCATTCAGATAGGATGATAAAAAGTAGAGTTAATAAATTTGATACATTTCCTAGCGAAATGGGAGTTGTTGATGTTGCAATAAGAGATGGAGAAAGCATAGTTAAACTAGAAGCTTTTGCAGATAGAATATTACAATTTAAACAAAAAAGTTTATACATAATTAACGTAGCAGAAAATATAGATTTTTTAGAAGATGTATACAGGAACAAAGGATGTGAGTTTGATTATCATGTTACTAAAACCGATTATGGGATTACTTGGTTTAACAAATTTGGTGTTTATTTATTCAATGGTAAATCTGTAGTTAATTTATTAGAAAGAGATAATATTAAATTAATTAATGAATCTGATTGGGAGGCATTTATTACAGATGGCGAAGATGGATCTGCTGATGATACAGATATGTCTTCTGCTCATATAGCTTATATACCAAAAAGAAGACAAATATTAATTAAAAATGAGAATACAGATATTCTAATATATGATTTATTACTAAGAGCTTGGACAAAAGGTATAGGTAAAATAACAATATCAGATTCAAAAATGACTAATTTTGCTCTTGATTCCGATCAAGATTTATTTTATATAACTAATAATGATTCTACAATAGCAACTTTTAATCCAAATTCAAAAACTTCAAATAATTTTGTTTACACAACAAAAGATATTGATTTTGGACAACCTTCAGTTCGTAAGAAAATACATAAAGTTTATATTACATATAAAAGTAGTGGAACTACTAATGTTTTAGTAAAATACGATACAAATGGACACACAGATTTTGATTTACTTTTTACTGATGGTACAAATTTTGCAAGTAATGAATTAGTTTATGATAGTGGGAATGCTAATAAATGGATAACAGCCGAATTAAAACCTAAAACTTCTTCCCAAGCAAACAATATAAATTCTTTTTCATTGCAACTTACAACAGATGCATCTGTTCCTTCTACATTTCAAATAAATGATATAACAATAGTTTATAGAATTAAAAATGTTAAATAGAGAACAAAGAAAACTTTTACATCATAAATCTAAACAACCCACATTAGGTAGAGGTAAGCCTGATGAAGGTGAAGGATTTGAAGGTGATATAGCATATAGAAAAATAGAAGGGTCTGGAACTGTTCAATATATTAAACAAGATGGATCTTGGGTTGCAATGTCTTCTTCAGGTACTATGCCTCCTAAAAGAAGTATAATTAAAAAATCTGAAGAAAGTTCTTCTATTGGTATACATTCATCTTTATCTGGATTATTATCTGACGATCATTCTCAATATCTTTTAATAGATGGAACTAGATCAATGACTGGTGATTTAAATATGGGCAGTCAAAACATAGGATCAATAACAGACTTAGATGTTGATGGACATACTACTTTAGATAGAGTAAGTATTAATACTACTGATGGGGTTTTTTTTGTAACTGGATCTAATGATGTTGATTTTCGCACAACTGGATCCGGTCAATATAAATTATTAATAGCTGGGACTTGCGATTGGAATACGTCAGTTACAGATTGGGATAATTCAGGTGCATTTGATTTAACATCAGTAGGAGATATAACTATTGAAACATCTGGAGCAGATACAGATAAAACAATATTAATAAAAAATACAAATAATGATACATCTACATTTAATGGCATACATTTAAAAGTAGACTCTCAAGGGACATCATCTTCTCAAAATAATATATTAATTGAATGCGATAATAGAGCATCTAAAGGTGGGGGGACTGGAATAGATATTAGAAGTGAAGATGGTATTTTAATTAGAACAGAAGATCCAAATGTAGGATCTGGCTCAAATGTACAAATAAGAGCAACTTCATCTATTGATTTAGGTGGAGGAACTAATTCTATTTCTCAAACTATTGGAGTTCCTGAAAGAGTAAAAATACATGGAGTATTTGAAACTTCTACTTTATATAGACCTGCTACTGATAAAGTAATAACTACAGATATAGGAACAAATACAGATGGATCTTCTACAAAAGAGCATGTAAGATTTGAAGCTATAGATACTTATAATTTAGTAAGGGCAATGACTCATAAAGCTTCTGGTACAATTACAAATGGAAGTACATTGACAATTGTAGATAGTGATAATGATGATAATCAAATAGGAACAGTTTGGAAAGTTACTATTTATTGGCATAATGGTAGCAATAATCCAAATTTACAAATATGGTATTGTTTTTTAGGAACAACAAGCAGTGATACTTATTATATTGAACATAAAGAAGTGGAAAGTTTAGATAGTGGTGGAGGTTCTGGTACTTTAACTTGGACATCTAGCTCTGGTATTGTATGGACAAATAATAGTGGAAGCGATGCAATAACTAGAGCATCTGCATTAAAAATACAAAGTGCAAGTGATTTTTAAATGTTGTATAATAACAACAGCAATCTTAAATTAAATAGTAAAAGTATATAATTTTTATGGCCACATCAAAAAAAATAAAATCAGCAATTAGATCTAAGGGATCGTCTCAAAGAGAGTTTTCAAAAAATTTAGCTGATGTTAGAAGCAGTTTACAGGAATCTGATTTTTCAAATAAATTATTTGATTTAAAATCAAAAGAAAGAGCATCAAAATACGATCTTGCCTATTCTGCTATAGATTTAGGAAGTACATTAGCTTCTAGTTTAGAGCAAAGAAGTGAATTAAAATCCAATATAAAAGAATTTGAAGGGTCATTAAAAGATACTCAAGAAATGAGAATTGAAAAAAAGCCTTCTTTAATTGACGTATTTAAAAAGAAAGGTTCTTTATCTAGTTATTTACAAGGAGACCAATACTATTTAGGAGATAAAAGCTTAGGAAGTAAATATGATGTAGCTGCTTTAGGAAGTGAGATAAAGTCTAAAAGAGAAGCTTCTTTATTAATGTCTAACTCTATTACTAATGATACTTTAATTAAAGATTTAAATTTAGAAGAACCTAAAAATAAAACTACTAGTGACTTAGAAACTGATATACCTCAAAAAACTAAATATAAAGATGGAAAAGAATTTCTTAAAGAGTATCCAAAAACAAGTAATGCAATTAAAGAAATGTTAGATCCTACCCCTTATATTAATCCTGATTCAAACCCTTCTTTGGATAATTTTTTAGATGAAAATAAAATGTTTGAAAATCAAGATTTTAAAGAATATGAATTAATAAATAACCCTAATAAAAATAATATGAACTATGTTATTCAACAAACTGGTTTAGCAAAAAAAGGTTAACATGAATAAAAAATTAGCTAAACAAGGAAGATTTGGAGATACTAAAATAGCAAAAACTTCTAAAGGAAGTTTATGGCATGTTAGTAAAGAAGAAAAAAAATTAATAGACGATTATGGAATACTAGGAGAACAGATAGTAGATATGGTTGGATCAGGCACTATTAATCCTAAAACTGGATTAGAGGAAAAGTTCCCACCATTAATGGCTGCTTTAGCTGTTGCTAGTTTCGCTACTGGTACTGCTCAATCTTATGGAAATACAAGAGCTGCTAGAGAACAAGGAAAAACTCAAATGGGGTTTTTAGATGATTCTTTAAGTTCGTTAGGCAAAGCTGAACAAGCTTTAAAAGATTCATTAGGTAGTAGTTTATCTTTACCTACATTAGAATCTGAAAGAGTTGTTGGTTCTATTGGAGAGCAAGGTGCTAAGACATTAGGACAGATAAGATCTAAACAAGAAAATATATCAGGTGCATCTGGTTTTGCTAATATTAGTATGAGTACCGATATGAAAAAAGAAGCTAGGAAAATGTATCAAGAAAAAATAGAAGAAGTTGATATTTCTTTAAGTAAAAACTTAAGTGATATTTTATCTGGATACGAACAACAAAAATTTGAAATGGACTCACAAAGACAACAATTAGAGCAACAAAAGAAGCTCGCTGAACAACAATCAAAAACTAAATATTTTGGGATATTCGGATAATGTCTAAAGCCTTAGATTCATTAAATAGTATATTAAGATATTCACAAGCAAGAGAACAACAAAAGATCGATAGGTCTTTAAGCTTATTGGATATGGGAAATAGATTGCAACAGCAAAAATATGCTAGAGAAGAACAAATACAAAGAATGAGCATTGCGAAAGAAGCTGCTAGAGATGCAAATGAATCAAGAGATCTTCAAAGAGAACTTACATTTGATCCAGAAAGAATAAAAAGAAAAGATGATATAGCAAAAACAAGTTTAGAAATTAATAAAATAGCTTTAGAAAATGCAAAGAATAAGCAAACAGACGAAGAAACAGATAAAGTATTCTTAGCATTAGATAAAATGCAAATAAAAGAACAACAACAGCAAATGAAAGAAGTAGTATCTGCTAAAATAATACCTTCAGGTGTTATAAATTATTTAAATAATAAATATGATGAAGATGTAACAGATATAAATAGTGCAATAAAAGATTTTGTTAAAAAAAGAGATGATAAAACTGAAATAGAAAATTTTATTAAACAACCAAATAGCACAGAATTAATAAATTCATTAATATACGATATAAAAACTTCTACTATTGGTGAACCAAAATATTCTAAAACTTTAAAAAGTTTAACTAATTTACCTAATAATTATTTTAATTACGATATAACAAAAAAAACTAATTATTTTAAGATAAAGCCTAAAATTGATAAAACTATATCTAATATAGAATTTTATGACCAACAAGAAAACATGATAGACCTTAATCAAGCGATTCAAAGAAATGTTGAGAAGGACTTAAATAAAAAATTACAATCAACTCTTGATTTTATTCAAGATAATGTAGAAGGCGTTGATGAATATATTTCTAGAGAAACACTTGAATTAATGTTGGGAATGTTAAATCCTGAAACTGGGAAAAATTACACAAAAGAAGAATTAGGATTATAAAATATGCCAATAAGTGAATCTATTAGGAAAGTAGCTTTAGAGTTAGAAAGACAAAAAGGGGAAAATTTAAATAACCCAACTCAATCTTTAAATGTATATCAAATAAATCAAACTAATAATCAAGAACAACTTACTGATAAACAAAAATTTGATTTACAAAGAAAAAAACAACAAGAAGAATTAAAATCTTTACAAGAATCTTCTTCCCCTTCTCAAACTAATCCAGATCAAAATCTTGGAGTTCTTAAAAACTTAGGCCAATCTTTATATAAAAGTACAGCTGCTGGTGCATACGAATTTGGAGAATCATTTGGATTTGGAGTTCCCGGATTAGCTGAAGCTAGTTTAAAAAGATTTGGAGATGTTGATTTAGGAATACAAGAAACAGTTAGGGAATACCAAGAAGAAGATCTTTTTGCTAAAGTTGCTGGTGGGGTAGGTATGGGAGCCGGTTATTTAGTTGGTGCTCCAGTCAAAGCTACAAGTTTTGCTCTTGGTAAATTAGCTACTTTTGGAGCTGCTAAATTATTTGGTAAAGAAACAATTGGATCGGCTGTTAGTAAAATAACAAAATCAGCAATTATAAAAGGAGGAAAACCTTTATCTAAAAAAGCACAAAAAGAAGTTACGGAAAAATTTTCCAATGTTCTTTCTAAAACAATGCAATCAACAGGTTTAAAAACTGCAAAAGCAAGTAAAACATTTGAGAAAAGTTTTGCTACAAATATAAATGCTAGGATAATACAATTGCAAAAGTCTGGTCAAATTAATTCAGCTCAAGTTGATGCAATGAGAAAAATGGCTAATGTGGTTGCTAATAAAGGTGTTCCTGTCCATACTCTTCAAAGTTTAGCAAAAGCTAAATTTGGTACAGGGATGAAAGGAAGATTCATGGGTGAATTTCTTGAAGATGCATTTGTTTTTTCAGTTGCTGACGGAGCAATGAGTATTACTCAACAAGGTCAAAGAATATTAAGAGATGAACAAGATTCAATTAATTTTGGATTTGGTATGGGTGGAGTGATGAGAGAAGTAGCTTTTGGTTTTGCAGCTGGAACTGCGGTAAACGTAGGAGCTTCCTATTTCAACCCTGTGGGAAAATTGTTAAAATCTAAAGTTGATTTTGGTCAAGGAGTTAGATCTATTTTAGGTAAGAATACATATAAAGATAAAAGTTTAACATATTTAACTGGCCAATTAACTCATATGGCAGAACAAAATAAATATAATTTAAGATCTACTAGATTAAATTTTACTAAAGATGGTGAAAAAAACTACATAGACTTAATGAAGTTTAATAAAGGTAATGAAAAATTAACTAAAAAATCACTTGAAAAAGAACTTAGAAGAGAATTTGGAGATGATGCAGAGAAAAAAGCTATCGATTGGTTAATGTCTGAAAGAAAACAATATGGTAAGGATATAATAAGAGAGTCTGTAAAAGAAGGTTTTGAAAATTATAAAGTTTTATTTCCTAGAATGATGGTGACTGGTGCTATTATGTCTGGAACTCAAGGTTTCCAAAATTATATAGAAGCAGGAGATCAATTTGAGTTTGACCCTACAGATTATATATCTAATTTTGTTATTGGTGGATTTACCATGAGAAGAGGTAATTTCGGTAAAGTAGATATTGATACTAAAATACAAAAATTAAGAGAAGGATTAGATGCTTTAGGCGTAGAGTCTAGTAATACATTTTTTGCTTCTAGTTTATCGGGAGGAAATGAAAGATTTGGAGTAGGTCTATTAAGGGATAATCCTGAATTAGCAAAATTATTAGAAGATGAAAGAATTGTTAGCGATGAAGATGATAGTATTACAAATGATTCAATGGCAGAAAATGAAAGAACATTTTTAGATCTTGATTCAGGTCAACCAATTGATCCTTATGGTGGTAGAATGAATATATTAAAAGGATTAATGGATGAAGACTTCAATCATGTAAAGACATTAAATCAAATAACAGATAAACAAGCATCTAAAATTATTAAATTATTAGACTCTCAAGGTTTAAAGACTGCTGAAGATTTTGATAAAGCTTTACAAGATAGGGTAGGTGAAGCAACATCTGGTATGGAAGAGTCTCTTGTAAGCGTATTAAAAGATCTTAATTCTGCTAATTTAGACGATCCTAATTTTTCTATTAAAGAGAATAATCAAGGTATTACAATTCCTGCTAATTTAAAAATTAGTAATGAACTTCTTGAAAGAGCTCGTAATGGAGAATTTTCAGAATGGTTATCTGATAAAAAAGGATCTGAAGCTGAAGAAGAATTATTAGACGCTGTAAGAAGTATTGAAACTGTTATAGCTGTTACTGAAGGTTTAGGTAGGACTTCTTTTGATACTTCTCAAAGTGTTAATAAAATTGATAACGCTTCTAATTTAAAAACAATATATGATATTATAAGAAAATCTGAAAATAGTATTGACGAATCTGTATCCAATAAAGATGGTAGGTCTAGTTTTAAATTTACAGAACTAGAATCTTACATTATTCCTATGATGAGGAATATGGGAAATAATAATACAAAAAAAATAATGAGTGTTCTTTCTGAAAAGAATATGGATTCAAAACTATTAACTTTATTTGAAAATGCTGGTATCTTAGTTAAAAAAACTGGAGAACCATATAAAATAATAAACGATTATTCTTCTATAAAAACATCAGACGATGCTAGTAAAGTTGATTTAGGTAAAATACATGGAATATTAAAAGCTTTAGGAGAGTTTGAAATAACAGAAACTCCAAATAACCAGCAGGTAGAAATAAGCAATGTAAATAGTCTAAAAGGTCAATTAGGTAGTTTGGGAGTAAAAGTAGACTTATTAAATAAAAAGAATTTAGAGTTCATGTATCAATTAGTTTTAAATGATATAAATAAAATTAGATTAAAAAATTCTGTTATTGATCCTTCTGATGTAGATTTTATTATTCAACAATCTGGTGATCCAAATCTTAGTATTCCGGGAGTATTAGACGATAAAGGAATAAGAAATTTTCAATTAAAGAAAGTATCTATACCTAGTAATTTAGAATTAGAAAATAGGTATAATACGATATTAAGTAATTTAAAGAAAACTAAAGTTGTTAATATAGTTTCTGATGTTGTACAATTAAATCCTGAAGATGCAAATGTTTTAGAAGCAAAAATAGACAATATTTATTCAAGAGATAGATCTGCTGATAATATAAAAATAGAAACATTATTTGAAATGATGTCTAATAGAAAGTTGACTACAATAAAACAACAAATGCAAGAACACATTCTTCAATTTGGTGAGCAAGCTAGAGTAGACATACTAAATATGTTAAAGCAACAAAATATTATTGAAAGAAATGTAGATGGCGATTTAAATATAATAGAAGACAATTTAACTATAGAAAGATTTGAAACAATAAAACAATTTGTAGATAGAAAAGGAATGCCTTCTGAATTAGTTCAACAAAGAATTGATGAAAGAAAGGAAATAAATAGAAAATATATAAAAGATTCTAGTGATGTAATTAAAAACCCTTCATTAAGTATTGATCAATTTTTTTCAAAATATAAATTAAAACAAACATTAGATGATGGATCTATAAATTATGTTAGTCATGCAGATTCTGATAATATTGATAAGAAAAATTTATTTGATAATTTAATATTTGAAGATAGTGATGAAGGAAGAGTAATAAATAAAAACTCTATCCAAAGAATTGCTGATCAAATAGCAACAAAAGAAAATGTAGATTTTAATAATTTAAAACTCGAACAAAAAGAAAAAGTTCTTGCAGATATTAATCAAATAGCATTTGGCAGTAAAGATAGAATCTCTGTTAGAAAAATGAGCATTAGAAATAACGAGTTATCAATTGATGATAATAAAGAACTTATGCAAAGGAATCCTGTTCATTCTTACTTTGAGTCTTTAGATTTAAATTATGGAATATTTGATAATACTATTGTATATACAGAATTTAATCAAAATGGAAACTTAGTAGAAAAAACATATAATATTCTTCAAACTCAAAACATTCCATTAAGCCTAGTAAATCAAATACAAAAAATAAGAGATAGAGTTTCATCTAGTTTAAATAGTAAAAGTTTAAATCCTTCTGACCCTATTTCTCCTGAACCAAATGATATAGGTATAAAGAAATTAGATGTTTATGATGGAATGGATAGTATTATTATTAATACGAGAGATCAGCAAAAAATTGTAGATGATTTTTATCGATTTCACAAAGAACATGTAGATAAAGTAGATAAAAAAACAAGAGATGTATTAAACAAATTAAAAAAATCATTTGATAATGCTGAAGATATATATAAGTATAAAGAAGACAAAGTCGAATTAGCAACTAGATTTTTAGTATTTGAAGTAGCTTTTAAGAGTAAAGAAAATGATGTTTTTTATAAAGTTCTTAATGAAACAAATCCTGAACAAGTAGATAAATATGTAAAAAGAATAAAACTTGTTACTACAAAGAATTTTGTTAGACCAACTAAGTCTTATTTAGAATCAATAAAACAAGCTAGAGAACAATTATTAGGCAAAGAAGATAAAGTAGTAAAATTAATTAATAAAAGAATAAGAAAAAAAGGTCACAATGTTGTTGTTTGGGATGATGACTCTTCTGAATCAATGTCTCAATTAATCAATGATTTAAAAGAAGAATTTCCAGAGTTTAAAGATTATAATCTTAACAATATAATAGGTACAGCTCATTCAAAGGTTTCTGCTTTTGATAGTATATCTTATCTTTCTAGAGATGCTATGATGGAATATCATTCTTATTTAGGTCACGATACAAATTCTACAAACCCTATTAAACCAGTTATTTCATCCCAAGGTGAAGGGAAAACTCTTTTATATGGTAAGACTTTGTTTGTTTATTCTCCTTCTCTAGATGGGTTCTTTAAAAACAATCCAACAGTAGATATTTTACTTACTAAATCTGGTGCAAAAGCATACGATGAAAAAGATGGTGAAGAGTCTGTAATAAAAAATGTAAGATTTGATGATTTAAATAAAGAATCTTATTCTTCTTTGATAAAAACTATTGATATAGATGCTTTAGGTTTGAGACCCGAGAAAGATGCGAGTCTATTATCAGCTAGTGTTTCTGATGCTGATTATAATTACATGAATTTAGATGAACATTCAAAAGCATTTTCAGAAGTAGAAGGTGAATTAGACGCTAATCTTAAAACAATGAAAGACATAATGTCTGATCCATATAGAATGAATGCCTTTATGAGAAGTAAAATGGAAGAAGGTAAGATTCCTCAAGACTCTCAAGAAGGTTCTTTGCAAAACTTAAGCAATTTAATGTACTACTTGCATTTAAAAGACTCTGCAGACCCTACAGATTATAGTATAAATCAAGTTCAAAAATATTTAGCAAAAGAATACATAGATACTATATTTTCTAATAGAAGAGCAATTACAAATAGAGTTTACGATGAAGATCCCGGTGAATCTTTTAGGTATGGAGGTCAAGCACCTCTTGTTGTTTCTGGTAAAAGCCATTTGGGAGAAGGTAAAAAAACTAGGTTACTCCCAACTCTTTTTAATGATCAAAATAAAATGATTCTTAGAGGTCAATTAATGTTACCTCATAAAGAAAAAGATACTAAATTATCTCAATTAGGGACTAAAGAAATTAGAATAGTACAAAATGAAAAGGTTTTAACTGTATCAGAATTTATTAATGAGGCTAAAGCATCCACAGAAATAAGCAAAGAAAGTATTGATGTTTTAGATGCATTTGAAGATCAAATAAAATCTGATGGTACTTTAGGTTCTGCTCATGAAATGATTAATACAATATCTGAAGAAACAGGAACTAGATATGAAGTAGGTGTAATCTCTAGAAGAAATCCAAGAACAAGACCAAACGATATTACATTATTAGGTTTAAGAGGATTTTTAGAAGAAAGTCAAGGATTGGGTGTAGAAATTAATAGTTTTGATGTTGCAAATGTTTATGAAGGTGATTATGATGCTGATAAAGTAGATTACTTTTTTGCTCACGATGATTATATGTTTGATTATATTAAAAGAAATCAAGCTTATTATGTCCAAGGCATTGATCCTTCTGAATTACAAAATTCTCCTACATTTACTTTTCAAATGGAAGCTTCAGATTCTAGGTCTTCTATTTTATCAAAAATTGGTAGTTCAATATCTTATAAACAAGGTATCGGTATTGTTCAAAAAACTCCTAGAAAAATAAATTATTTACAAAATTTAGGAAGCAATGAATATTTGTTTGACGATGCACAATCAGAAGCTTGGGAAGATGAGATAAGGATTAATCCAGAAACTAATGAAAAGATTGGCCCCTCATTGCTATATAAAAGTGGAGACAATCAATTTGTAACTGTTGATACTCAAACGTTAGCTTACTATCAAAGAGCTGGTTTAGAAATTCAATATATTTTAGATGGATCAGGGAAAATAAATAAAAATATAGCATCCGATATTTATAATTGGGCTGATAAATTCTTATTCCCAAAAAATTCAGAATCAATTTCTCCTAAAAAGGCAACGAGTACAGATATAAATGAAATTATAAAAAATGGTCAAACTCCAGATGGCAAAAGAGTTAGGATATTTCAAAAGTTTACATTAGACGAAGCAAGTGGCAAGTATAAAACATCAACTGAACTTAACAATGCTGACAAATTAATTATTAAAGAATTTTTAAATCAACAAAATAAGTTATTAAATGCATTCGGAGATCAAACTTATACGGAAGGTTCTCCTAGAAAATCTACTTTTTACGATTTATATAATGGGAGTAGAATATTTAGGGATTTTCACAAAGATGTATATAAAGGGTTAGAAAGGCAACTATTTTATAAAAAGAAACCATTATCTAGTAAGGATAAAAAGTATTTAAAAGGTTTATTAAACCCAGAAAGTGGATCATTTGAACCTATTGAAAGTAATATTAAAGAAATATATGATGGAGAAGGAGGTGGTTATTTAGATAGAATGGCTGTAGCAATTGCTAAAAGCGAATTTATGGAAGATAAAAAACAATCTAATCTTGATATAGAAACATATGTTGAAGTAGATAATTGGTTTAATAATATGTTGAATACGCCTTCAGATGATGATGGGAACTTTGAATCAATAAATAAAAAAGAAAGTGAAGAGTTTATTTTAGATGTAGAAGAAAAAATAATTGATTCTTCTATTGATAAAATCAGTAAAGGGATTGTTAAGGATACAAAAGAATTTAATTCTTATATAGCAACTATTAAAAGATTGTCTAATAAAAAGAAATTTATTGAAAAAAGTTCTTATGGATGGAGATGGAAAAAACATAAAATAGATGGATTAAATTTTGTAATAAATAAAATGCAAGAAAATGTTCAAAATAAATATAAACAAAATATTAAAAACATAAATCCTTTTGACTTAAAATACAAAAAATATATACCTATTGAAGATAGTAATCTAGTTAAATCTATTATTCACTCTAATTCTTTACATGCTTTTCTAAAGAAAAAACATAGTGGTTATGATAGTTGGACTCAAACTTTAGGAGTAGATACTGATGCTAGTAAAGACTTACAATCAATAAAAGATTTTAATGCAAAAGTTTTAGGTGGTAATACATTACTAGACGATATTATCCCAAATGGAAAAAGAACAATAATAACAGACAATAATATGTTTGACTATATACAACAGCATAGAACTGATATTAGTAACGTTTGGGAATTAAGGCAAAAATTCTTATTAAATAAAATAAACAAGCATGGTATAAATTTTTTATATGCCTATATGGAGCCTATTAGAGATAAAACTTCTATAGGTGTATTTAATAATAGAGCAATTTCTATTCCTTATAAAGAATCAAAAAGATATTCTCATGGTATTCAATTATTAACTTCTATGGCTCAGGGAAATGAGAAGTTATTTGATTCATTTGAAGGTGTTATGGTGAAAGATTATCAAAAAGAATCTGAAAGACATCTAATAGATATTCTTAATGCTAATGAACATTATAGAAAATTCTTTACTAAAGATGTTGAACTAATGGACTTAACAGATCCTTCTTATGATAATTATCCTTTAATGGGTTTTGATAAAAATACAGAAAATAGATTAAATACTAATATGGATTTTAGTTGGTCTGCTAAAATGCTATCATCAGATCCATTATCTACAATAAATAAATCTACAATAGAAGTATATAGAGATTTTGTTGAAGTATATACAGATAAAACTAATGAAGATTTTATTGAATTTACTACTAAATTAAATGATATTGACGAGTATTCTGCTAGAACGGATTATGTAAATCCTTTAAGATATATGGAAAAAAGGTTGTCTTTAGATGAATTATTTACAAAATTAAGTAAAGATAATGTATACGATGTTATTGGACAAGATGGAAAACCTAGTAATATGTTAGAAAATGATAAATATTTAAATAATAAATTTTTTAAATTCAAACCTAAATTAGTTAAAACTAATCAAAAGTTAATAAGTATGATGAAAGGAATGAGAGAGATGAAAAATGAATTAAATAGATCTGTTAGAGAAAATCCAGCGGGAGATTCTGGGCATGAAACTATTAGAACTATAAAGGAGATAGCAGATTGCCTGTAGATTGCAATACTATAAAAAATCCATTAACATCTAGGTTAATAAATGGAATAGAAGATTGGGCTAATAATCAAGAAACTCAAGATAATGTTAGAGCTCCTTATCAAGCTGCTATATCAATGTTTGAATCAAGATTTAATATTCCAATAGAAGCAGCTGCTTTATTAGGAAAAGATCAAACTAGGAACTTTTTAAGTACAGGAAGTATTGAAAGATTTAAACTTGACTTAAAAGAATATGTGGGTAGAGTAAAAAAAGGTTCTTTAACTGGATGGGAAGCAACAGAGAAGTTTTTAACTGGAACAATGTTAGGTAAAAAAGATCCTGTTTTAGCTGAAAGTTTAAAAGAAATAAGAGATATTGTAAATAATAATTCATTAAGAGAACAGCAAACAACTTCAGAATTTCTTAGTATTATAGAAGATATAAAAGTTTCTGGAGGTGTTGAATTTGGAACATTTACTGATAGAAAATTTAATAAAGCATTGAAAGAACATAGAAGACTTCAACTAGCACATATAAAAGCTTTAGACTCTACAGATAACGAATTAAGATTAAAGACAGAAAAAGAATTAAAAGACTTTGAACGTAATGGGAATGTAAGATCTTTTGTTGATTTTGTTAAAATTATTGAAAAAACTATGCCAGCTGCTATAAAGTTAAAATACGAAAATGAAAAAAAATTAGCAGATGATGGAGATAAAGAAGCGATTGATAGAGTTAAGAGATATGATTCAGGCGATTTGTTAGTAAAAATTTCACCAAAAGTTGATTCAGACAAAGAATATTTACGACAAGTAGGTGTTGACGAAAACTTAATAAGAGCAGTAACTAAATATAATGACTTAATGAATAAGTCTTATTCTACTTTAAAATTAGGTATAGACAAAAAAATAGATACTATTATTAAGAAAATAGAAAACAAACAAGGTTCTTTTGATTCTGTAGAAAAACTACAAGAATTAAAAGATAATTTAAAATCTAAGTTAATGCCTAAATATAAAGAAGATGGATACTTTCCTCATTTTACTAATGAATTAAATGCAAAATTTATGGACAAATTAATGCCATATTTTGATAAAATGGAAACTTCTCAAATTGATGGTAAGCATAAATCTAAAGACATTGACGATATAATTAGTGAGTTAAATGTTGCAATACCTTCTTTTGCTAAAGCTAGAACTCAAAATACTAACTATGATTATAACAGAAATTTTGTAGATGTTATTAGTACATATATTCAACAGGTAAATAAATTTAATACAAATGCTTTTTTAACTGATTCACATCTTAAATCATTAGATCTTGCTAGAAAAATGTATGGAGAACCTAAAGATTCGCAATACTCTGGTAAAATAGTAGACACAATTGAAAGTTTATATGGTTCTATGAATGGAGACGCAACAGTTAAAGGTTCAATGAATGAAATTAAAAAAGCTCTACTTTCTTATCAATTCATAAATAAATTAGGTTTTAGTCCTAGATCAGCAGCTAGAAACTATACTCAGGTATTAATGAATTTTGTAACATTTGGAAGTTCTAATATAATTCAATCAAGAAAATATTTAAAACAAAACGCTCTTGAATTTAATTTAGATGAATTTTTAAAAGATGCTAATTTGTATATGGATACTTCAGAAGCTGCTATAGAATCTGGAATAAATGTAAAAAGTGCTAATGAAATTAAGATTAGAAGAATGAATGAAAAAGGGGAAATAATTTATTCAGATGAAGGCAGTTTTGCATATAAAGGTTTAAAAGTATTTTCTTCTGGTTTATCTAAGATTGCACAAAAAAGTTCTTGGATGCATAGAACAGTTGAAAATTCTAATAGAAAATTTACAGCTAGTATTGCATTTGGGCAGATTAATAAAGTAATGGATGAAAGTGATAGGTTTGAAAGGTATCTTCAAAAGAAAATAGAAAGTGGAGAACTAAAAGGGACTGTTGCTAGTAATAAAAAAAGATATGCAAAAGCTTATGCTAAGAATATGGTTATATTAAATCATTTTGATTATGAATCATACGCTAAGGCTAAAGTAATGAAAGAAGGTGTAGGTCAGTTCTTATTTCAATTTCAACATTACGGAATGGAATTTTTAGAAAGAAATTACTCTGTAATGAGAGAAGCAAAATCAGATTTAAAATACGCTGAATCATTTAAAGATGCTAAAGGTGTTCATAAGTTTATGAATATGGGGTTTGCTTATTTTCTAGCACCTGCTTTAATTAGTTATATTAGTGGGTATAATCAAACTTTAGTAGAGCATACAGGAAAAGAAATCCTAGATGATCTATCTATGATATTATTTTCAGATCTTGACAATGAAGAAGATCGTGAAAAAATAAACAAACAATTCTTTGGAAAAGGTATTATTACTTCTAAGCTTGGCCCTACTGTTGGAACTATATTGGATATAGGTGTAATGACAGAGTTACTAAATGCTGATAATGAATATCTAGATAACTTAGCTTTTTCAATTGGTGAATCTACAAGTGATAGTAATATGGATATATCAATGCAACAATTAAAAATGATAAATCAAATGTTAGGGAGAACTGTTGATAGATATATACCTATGTATAGTAGAGGACATTTACCAGATGCTATTATGCAGGAAGTATTTACTGCTTACCCAAAAGGAAAAGATCCAAAAACAGGAGAAGATCAAAGGACTTTAATTAGAGACATATCTCCTTTTATAGAAAAAAACTATCCGCAATACTTTGATAAAATAAAAAAGAAAAAGAAATCTAAAAAAAGATATAAAAATCTTCCATTATCTTTAAGAAATTCTTTATTGTATTTAGAGAAAGAAGGCAAACGTTAGTAGTCTGCCTCCTTACTCCTAGTCAGCAAAGGAGATTATGCTGTAAATCTATCGCTTAGTTCTTGTTCTAATAAAGATTCTAACTTTTCTGTTGTTTCTTTTAATGCACTAGCCATTTTAAGTAAAAAAGTGTAGTCATTTTTTTCCACTGCTAATTCCATATTTTTATTTACTTTACCCATTACCATTACATAGGATTTAATTGTATTGTTTATCATTGCTCTTCTCCTTGTTCTGTGTACATTCCGTACATTGTTATTAATATAGCATCAGCATTCCATAAAGTGACTTTTTCAGATGTGTAATTACTTGCTATTTCTTTTAATTTATTTTTCCTATCTTTTTTAACTTTAGGAAGTTTCTCTCCTATTTTATTTTCCCAAAATTTCATCCATTTTTGTGGAGACACTTCTACTATTTGCTTTAAGTTTTTAGATGTATGTCCTATTTTTGAATGTAGCAAACCTAACCAAACTCCGTAGTTTACTCCAAACTTAAATAAAGAACTTCTTCCATCGTGAGGCATAGCATGAACTTTTTCTATGTATGCTACTATTTTTTCATCTGCATAAGCTGTTGTTACTATATTTAAACCTATATTCCTGTAACTTATTGATTCGTGGCACTTTTGAGATCTTACATCTATTTCTTTTGAATTAGTATAACTTAAAGCTCCACTAGCTCCGGGATCTATTCCAATTACTGTTATATTCATTGTGCATCCTTTCTGTGTGTATAGTTATGAGAACTTTTATAAGACTTTTTTCTATAAGGTTTGTAATATTGTTTTCTAATTTTGTATTTATCGCTTAGTATTTCACCTTTAAATAATTTAATTACTTTATTTACAATAGGGAATACTACTTTTTTTAAATTAGTATTGTAATACTTACTACAACCTTTGTTTAAAATCTTCTTAGGTATTGCTTTCGGGGATGTATTTTCGATTTCTTTAAACCAATAACATTGATTTTTGACTTCGTAGTAACACCCCCTACAGCTTTTATTATTATCTACCAAGAGTATCTTTTTCTGCTTCTTTGTGGTCGTTATAGAACTTGCATTTATTACCATTGAAACCCATAGGGTAAGTACCTATTTTACCATATCGACTTTTAGCAACAATAACTTCACTTTTGAATTGATTGTATTTTTCGCTATCAAAATTGTGTCCATAAAATACAAACATCGCAGCTTCAGCAGCTTGTTCAATTACACCTGATTCAGCATAATCACTCATTCTAGGTCTAGGATCAAATCGTTTTTCAATATCACGATTAAGTTGAGATACTAGCAATCCAGAACAATTCTCTTGTTTACATATCCACTTGTAATCATTGACAATCTTTTCTATTTCAAAACGTCTGTCTTTATTTTTCAATCCACTTTCGATTAATTGAATGTAGTCATCAATAACAACATCTGGTTTATGCTTTGTTATTTCTCTAATAGAATCATCTAGAGTTCTTATATCGTCATACGCAATTAAGTCTTTGTATTTTTCTCTTACATATTCAGATACACTTTCTAATGCTATTTGTTTCTTTTCATCTGTTATACCTGCTCTAATCATCGAGTAAGTAAGGTCTTGTGATTCCATTACAAATAACTTTTTCATAGTTTCTACATTACTCATCTCACGATTAAATAACATTACACTATAACCTTGTTCGATTAAACCTCTAACAATATTTAACATTAGAGTAGTTTTACCATGGCCTGGTCTTCCTCCAAGAACTGTTAATTCTTTACGAGTCATTCCACCTGCAAAGCTATCTAAGTTTCCAAGACCAAAATTAATTAAATTAGTCTCTTCCTTTACTGCTATTTTAGCTTCATCTACAACATCGGATATATCTTTTATTTTAGAAGGTTGTATGTTGCGTAATTCATTGATTAATCTATTGTGTTTTTCTAGAATGCTACCAACGTCTTTATAGTTTTTAAAACTAGCATTAAGTAAATCTTGAGCAGACTTAGCAGTCTCTCTTTGAATATACTTTTCCCAAACTATTTTAGCATAATGTTCTACTTTACTTTTGCTTACAATGGAATCTTGAAGATCAAGCAAGTAAATAGTATCTTTTTCTCCTGTCGATTCAAACATTTTATCACCAACAGTTATAACATCAATTGGTACTTTATTCTTGTATAACTCTTTCATTGCTTTGAACGTATTTAATGCATCTTTAGAATAAAAAGCATCATCGTTTCTTATCCAAGCCATAGCAATTTCCATTTCTATGTCTTTTCCAACGAGTATACAACCTAATATTCCATGTTCTGCTTCTATATTACATGGCATTACTTTTAATGAAGCAACACCTTCGTCTATTTCTTTCATATTATCTCCTTAGAATAAACCTATCTGATCATTAGGTTCATAGTTTATTATTAAGTATTCTTTTCTCTCTTTGTTTCTATTTTCGTCCGTAGCTCCCTGATATTTTAAAGTAATAGTTCTTACATCATACTCTTTATATAAATCAAAGACCTCTTCTCTGTGGTCGTAGGATACCATGAATTTACCACCATTATTATGTATTTTGTCAACTTTTTCTTTTAATCTAATATGGTCTTCAGCATTAAAATTATGTTGATAATAGTCTCCTTTATCTGTTGCTATGAAATAAGGTGGATCGAGATACCAAAAATCATTTTCTTTTGGTTTATACCTATCTATAAGATCTCCAAAGTCTAAGTTTTCTATTGTTGAACCTCCTATTTTTTTTCTTGAATACTCAAACTCTTTCATCCAATTCTTATTCCAATCTTTTACCATTGACATAGGTGTGTGAATTAACTTATTAAAACTATGTCTTATGCAATAAAAGTATTTAGCAGCTCTTAATGGATCTGGTATTTCTATGTGTTGCTTTTCTTTTATTTCTGCACGAAACCCGTCAAACAATTCTCTGGACTTAGGCAACCAATCTAAATAATAAACTAATTCATCTAATTTATGTATAACGCAATTATATAAATTAACTATATTATTATCTTTGTCATTTAAAACATTCCATTCAGCTTTTTCTTTTCTAAAAAACATTGATAATCCACCTGAGAATACTTCGAAATACCTATGGTGAGGAGGTATAAGAGGAACAAATTGTTTGCTCAACATATACTTCCCACCATAATAAGGTATTACAATAGGGCAATCGTACCAATCAAGAGACGGCAACTTGCGCCTCTTTGTAAGCTAGTTTCTTAATCTTAGGATACAATCTCTGTTCTAATCCATGAGTAGAATCAAGATTTCTATTCATATGATGTGTTAATACATTAGTACCTACATTTAATAAATCCCAAAAAGTTCTAGGTTTTTCAATGATAATTTTATCAGTAACTAAAGTATTTGCATAATCTGGAAACATTTTTATCATTTCAATTAAATGATTCTCTTGAAACTTTGTTTCTGCAAGTATCGGAAACTCTTCTTTAAATACAAGTTTTGTTTTATCGACAGTTTCTTCAATAACATTACTAATATCATTAAGGGAAATATTAGATTTAATATGTTTATTTTTGTATTTACTTGCAACAATTCCTACTATCATGCCATTAAGACATATTAACCTAAATGCTCCACCTAAAATATTTAACCCAACAGTTCCATTGTAACTATTCATAATATTAATTTCAGGAGTCATTTCATCTGTCTTAGACATTTTAACAACTTGTTTCGGGAAGTGCCAACTAAATTGTGTTTTAGCTCCACCTGCCAATACATTAACTGCTTTAGGTTCACCACCTAGTTTCTTAATAAGTGGCTCTGCTATATTCATAATAGTTTCGTTCTTTACAAGTTTATAACTATCTGTCATACAACTAAGGATTTTTCCATTATCTTCTCTCACTATAAATTTATAGCCACTTCTTTCATTTTTATCATGCGTTCCAAGATTGTGAGTAACAACATCTCTAAATATTGGTACTTCTTTTACTGAAAACATTGCGTCCTGTAACATATTACTCTCCTTTATTTTTATTTATTATTTCTTCCATTTTCTCTCTAAATATATCTACTGCTACTACCATTAATATCATACCAAAACCTATTAATAATACTGATATGCTAATTAAAAACATACTTCCTATCCACTCTGCTAATGTTAATATGACCATCATTTTTTCTCTCCTATTTTAATTTATAAACTCCCCTAACATAGAGCCAACCATTTGTCATCGATTTTTTTTATTAAATCAATTATTTAGGGGAGTTTAATTTATTTTATTATTGGTGGTGTAGATCCTAATCTTTTTCTTTCGTTTTCTACTATAGTATCGTGATTTTTATCTGAATTAGATATTACCGTTCTAAGATAAGCAAATCCTTTACCATGTTCAAAACTTCTTGAAGTGTAAAAAGTCTCTATACCATAATCTATTAATTGATCTCTGCATTCTTTAATACCATAAAGAAACTTATGAAATTCATATCTACTATCTGAAGGAACATTATTTATTATTAGTTTAGCAATTCTAGTTATTTGCTCTCTTGTTCTTCTGTTCCTTACTTTTAGCAAGTCTCTTATATCTAGGCTAATATTTCTACCAGACTTTGATTGGTATCCACACGCAGGACACTTATTCATTGTTACCTTTACAATCTTCACATTTCTCTCTCTTTTTTCCGTAAGTTGGAAAACTTTGATAATGCTTTACTACAAAAGATCCTCTTCTTTTTTGTTTTAGATTTCTCATGCTAGCTTTATCATACTCCCAACATCTTTTGCAAGAACTACAAAACTTTATTTTTTTGTCTGCTCTTCTCGCATCAGTATTACATCTATCAGACTCAAATAAATTAGGGTCATGAACTTTATTTATTAACCAATTCATACGTCCTCCTTATATTACTTTAACTTCTGTTGTGCATCCCCATCTATGCTTCCCTAAATAGAAAGGTCTATCTTCTTTATTGACTTGATTAACTTTAGTTACTAGAACAGATGTTGATACTTTTGTATGATTTAATATCACTGCTTGAGTATCTGATTGAGTTTTAATTAATTCTCCTATTTCTATATCTTTTATAAAAGTATATCCATCGCTACATTCTATAATAGGTTTATTAATCAGAGCAAGTTTCGCAAGTTTGTCCGCCATTTCTTTCTTTTTCTTCAATTTTGTTGCCATTTTCATCGTCTTCTCCTTTGTAAAACATATCTACTATTTTTTCTAATTCATCTATAAGATTATCAATACCATTAAAATGGTCTGATCCTTTGTACATTCTTAGTGCCATTAGCATTAACAAAGCTTCATTCTTACTATCAAAAGCTATTGCTGGTTGTTTAGTTTGTGTTCGTGTTTTTTTCATTTGTCTCTCCAGAGGGTGAGGGTGATGCCGAGAGAGAAGAGACAGGACATTGAAGATAATATTAACACCACCCTCGTCTCTAAATTACTGATTTATTATATATAAATACAAGTATTCTCTCTCGACAAATTACTTAATTAGAAAAGTTAGAATGGAACGTCATCATCTACTTCATCTTGAGATAATTCTTCTCCACCTTCCCATAAAACAATTTCTTTTGCTTTAAGAGTAGTTCTTTTCTCTTGTTGATCTAATGGAAGATCTTTGGTGTCTCTTGTTATATAACTATGTGTTTCTAAGTCTATAATAACAGGTTTACCTATAACGTCTTCTTCTTCTATTAGCACTAGTTTCTTTTTACCATCTGATTCTTCTAACTCAATACCAAGACCCTCTAGTAATTTAAAGTATCTACTATTTTTGTTTGCTGAAGATGTATCAGTAAAGATAAAGAAACCATTGTCATAGTATTTTTTACCCGGAAGATGGCTACATTTTATTTCTTCTTGGATTCCAGTCTCATCTGCAATAGGTATTCTACTACCATTCACATCTAATCTGTATTTATATCCATCCATTTCCCATAGTAATTGAGTTTCATCAGCAGCTTCATCTGCTAGTTGATAACACATATTAACTATAATTGCTTCTCCTGCTCTAGTATTTACTTCTTTAGTTGTCAAAGAAACAATATGAGCTGGGTATTTACCTTCTTCTGTCGGTATAAACTCAGGTTTGTTTGAAGGTTCAAATACTACATCTAGTTCTTTTGCCATTTTTAAACTCCTTTTGGTTTTGTTATTGTGTATTTTTCCATTAGTTTCTGATATTCAGCTTGAAACTCTTTCATTTCTCCAGTTGGTTTTATTTTACTACCACCACGAAAGTACAATCTAGGTGATACATAAACATCGTCTGATATTCTAAAGTATCTTTCTGTTGATCCTTTCTTTGTAGAAACATTACCAGATTTACTTAGAGCTTTTTCTGCTGTTTTAGATAATTGACCAGATTCTCTTAATCTTTTCAAATCATCTTGTTTTATTTTTCCCATTTTATTCTCCTTTATCCTTTAAAGAATCTCTTTCTCTTGTTAGTTTAGACAAAGAACCATTGTAGTTTGCAGTATTTAGAACTTGGTCTTTTATCAAACCATGTATCTTTGTCATTTTATCTTCGCTTATTTCAGATGCAACTAAAAGTATTTCTTGTTTTTGGTCATCAGATAGTTCAAGATCTTCTATTTGATTTCTGTAAACATCATCTGCAATATTCATATACATATTAAATGCTTTCTTAATACAATCTGTATTAGCTGCTTTAACATCATTACCAATATCAACAAACTCCCCTGTCGCTCTTTTTGTTTGAAGTCTATGAGCAGCTACCATATCACCAGTTCTCCAAATACCTTCATCATACCATTTCAAACGACCATGAACAACGTAAGCTGCTCCACTTAGGTTTTCTGATTTATGTATTTCCCAAGACCATCCGGGGAACTCTTTGTCTGCTATTTCTCTCATGTATGAATACTCTACATAATCTGTTCCAGCCCTTTGTTTAATAAAAGGTTTTGGAGTTTTCATAAATGATACTTTTTTATGTTTTATTGTTATTGCTTTTCTAATATCCTCTACGTTAGACAGGGATACCTGATCTGTAATAACAGTTGTATTGTTTTCCATTTGTTTTCCTTGTTATTTTTTTAATAGTGATGGACAAATACTACTAAATTGACAATATCTACATTCCCAATCTTCAAAAGGAACACCATAAGAAATACCAGCTTCAAGAAGATCAGAGTTTTCAAAGTCTTCACCTGCGTCTGTTAGTATTTCATTTAGTTCTTTCCAATAAGATTCAGCATTTTTTATGTATTCATTGCTTACAATTTGCTCTCTCATTAAAGAAGTATTTTTGTTGTACCATATTAGAAACATATTTATTCTAACATCCTCGCCAAACTCTTCTTTGATTGCTAGAGCATAACTACCTAATTGTAACTTATAGTTAGTATCTGTTGTTGCGACTCGGTTTTCTTTCCGGCCAAACTTTGTTGTCCATTTGTAAGCTGCAACTGTTTTGAAATCGTAAAGATTAAACTCAGTTACTTCCCCATCTGTAAACAAAGCTTCTCCAACATCGTAAGTACCTACTAAATTATACTCTGGAACAGATACTTTTTGTTCTGAATATAATTGTACGGCATTTGTTGGTTGAAGTCTTTCTTGTTCTTCTTGTATTATCTCGTTTCTCCAATTGACTGCTTCTTCTATATCACTATGTGTAATAGTTCCAAGTCTAAGTAGTCTTAAGGATTTATCATCCATTTCTTTTTTATCATACCCGAAGAAGTTATACATTTGTTTTCTATAACAACTTCCAGCAGAGGACGCATGAAACTCTTCAGAGTCTCTTGCTCTTTGTTTATTTAGATGACTAAGATAATCTGTGTATACTTTGATTAGATCCATATTCTCTCCCTATGGTTACTTAAATTTAATAATATCAATACTTAGAGTCAATCAAAAATGTAAGAGTGTCCGGCTTTTATCTACGCATCGTAAATCTCACACACTCGGTTTTATTAGTGTTAGCTTCAACTCTTACATTTTATCCACATACCAATTACTTTAACTTACTTTCTAACCATCTAACGAATCCAAAAGTATGGTTAATTCCTTTAGCTCCAATGTTAAATTGAGTTAACTCACTTGATCCCCAAAGTTCTGAAGGTCTAAAATACTCTGGGTCGTACAAGGTTGTCATTTTCCAATCATACAAAGTAACAATTTCATCTGTTTTATTGTTTCTGAAGTAATAATCTCTAGACACTTTATATCCATCTGATTCATTTCCAGATCCAAATACAGAATCTATAAGAGCAGGAATTAATTTACATACTCTTTGAAGACTTGATCCTGTTATATCTTCATTGGTTATTTTTTCTTGTTGAGCGTCAATAAGGTAAAAACGTTCGTTATTCATTGTTATCTCCTTTTTTATTGTTCACTTACTAGATACCAATACTTTTCTCCACAATCATCATCCCACGCACTAACTTCTGATAAGAAAAGATCTCCATGCAAATGACAATAATGTACGTCTTTTACATCTATTTGTTTGTAATACTCTATTCTAAGAACTCTTGTCCCATCTAAAGTAGAAGTGAACTTTATTTTCTTATATCCTTTTATCATCAATAATAATTTGATTTTATCTTCCATGTGATATATAGAATCTTTTACAAGTTCTGCATTTTCATCATCACTATTAATAGGAATAACTGGAGAAACAAGTCTTTTTGTTATTGAGCATTTCCTTTTCTCTACTGTCTTTAGAAATCCATCTTTTTTCAATCCGTTTACTCTTCCACTTACAGCGTTTATATCAAAACCAGTAAGAGATGAAATTTCTCTCAACGAAATACCATTGAATATATTTTCAACTCTATCACAATGAGATTTTACAACGTATAATATTTTATCTCTTTGTGTCTTCATTGTTCCTTCTTCATTAATTTCTTTGTATGCGACTTTACTTGTTGTTGCTATCATTATTTTTCTCCTCTTTTTTCATTGCTTCTTTATGATTTATTTTGTTTAACAAATTTGATTTCATTAA